GTCAATGGAATTCCTGTAATGTTGTGTTATATTAAAGGAAATGAAACATTTATTCCAGACGACTCTGTTACTGGTATTGATCCTGGTGCATTAGATGCATTTTTTAAACGATGTGGTAATTATTTGGCGAAATTACCTCCTGTGTGAGCGTCGTTGTTTTTTCTTTTGTGACGATTTACGGGTTTTTTTGGATTTGCGGGATTTACGCAATTTGCTGATTTTTTTTCCACCGTTGCCTGTGATATTTGGTATCTCTTCCAAGATATATATATCATTACCATATCTGTTATTTTTTATATTTTTTAAAACTATTGATGTTAAATCAATGAAAATAGCCCAATTTTCTACATCATTAACATTATTATAACGAACTGTTTCATCAGGAATTAATTCATATCTATCTGGAAGTGAATGTAATTTATCAATAAAATATTTCTGTATAAATTCTCTAAAATACTTCACAATTTGTTTATTAAATACATGAAGACCTTCTGTTAAGTCCTTAATAAAAGCCACTATACTACCCAAATCATAGTCAGAATTTCGTAAAATTTCATTATATAAATTTTTTACTATATTTTCTTGATTTATGTGTCTTTTTTGTAAATTAGTTTTTTGTAAATCGAATTTGGTGATAATGATGGCATTATTATTTCGGTCAATCTTGTTTTTAAGTTTATTAACTAGATAAGTTATCAAACATTGATTCCAAATGAGTGCACTTTCATTAGTATTATCATAATCACAACATTTTATATATAAAAATACTACATCGTTAAGTATAGGTATAGGTACTTCTATTTCTAGTTCAGGTTTTTTTAGCAATTCTCTTACCTGATCTGAAAAAAATTTACTCCAATGGATATATTGGTTCTGATTATTCATTATCCAGTTTTTATTAAAGTCTATTATATATTTTCTCGTTAGTGGTGAATATGTATCAGTCATATTTATATAAATAAAATATCTATATAAATAATAAATATTTTATTTGTATAAGACATGGATTCCAATTTAGATTTGAATATTGATAATTATTCACTCGATGATATTTTGCAGTTGTTCAGATTGTCTTCTGATTTTGACGAGGCTGATATGAAAAACGCAAAAAAACTGGTTTTAAAAATGCACCCAGATAAATCCCGTTTAGACGCTAAATATTTCTTATTTTTTTCAAAAGCATACAAAGTTTTATATTCCATCTATGAATTCAAACAAAAATCACAAACCCAAAAGATCGAGGATGTCGCATATGAAAACATCGAATTTAACGAGTCCGAAATAGCGGATGATTCTAAAAAGAAAGGTCTTCAAACCTTTTTCGAGAAAAACAAAAAACTAAAATCCCCTCAACAATTCAACAAATGGTTTAATAAACACTTTGAAAACAACAAGCTTCTCTCCGAGTCGGATACAAATGGATATGGAGATTGGTTAAAATCCGAAGAAGGATTAGACGAATTTGGACTCAACCAACAACTTTCTTTGTCTGAAATGACGCGACATATTGAAAAGAAGAAAACCGAGATGCGGAGTCTCATTACATATGATGAATCGAGTATCCACGATTTTTATCAAAATACAACCATTACCGCTTCTGCATTATCAGGTGAAGCGCCTAAATATTATTCATCCGATCTATTTAGCGCATTACCCTATCAGGATTTAAAACAAGCACATACTGAAACAGTTATTCCTGTTACATATGATGATTATAAAAATAAACAAAAGTTCAATAATATAAATGAAATACAGCAATATAGACAAACACAGGATACTACACCCTTATCCGAGATTCAGGCGAGAGAATATTTAATGAATAAAACAAAAATGGAAGAAAAAGAAGGAACTAAATTAGCATATGATTTAGCCAAACAAGTGGAACAATCCAAGCAAAAAAATAAAGCATTTTGGAGTAATATTATGAGTATAAAAAATTAAAAGATTTTATTGGATTATGTGTAAAATGGATGTTTTAATGAATACATTACCAATGGACATCGTTTTACACATAATACCATATACATATCAATTGCAAAACAAAAACTTATTAGATGATATTATCGATTTCACGATATCAAAAACAATACTATTTGAATTATACCATAAATATTGGATCATTGTTATGCAATATCATGATCCTAATGAAGATAAGTACTGGTTAATCAATGATATCCATGCATATGCAAATAATTATAATGCTACTATCTATGGTTATGTTGATAAATTCTACGATATATTCAAAAGAAATAGGCATTTGAAAACAAAGGAGGATATAGATAATTATATTAGTAATTTAGAGAAAAAGGATGTATCATCACAAATAAATGTTTTTTTAGGATTATTAACAAAAAAGGAGCGAAACGATATTATTGTTGAAGTTCCAATTTTGAATGAATAAGTGGAATAAATGAAAAGAACATATTGTAATAATATATTATTAGTATATATTAATACAGTATATACATAACATACAAAATCAATGAAATTTAAATTCGGTAAAATCAATTATGTTAATTTAATCATATTAATAGCATTATTTCTTCTCGCTAATTTTCTATATAGACGTTACATTGATAAACTCAAATACAACGATCTAGAAAGCGATGGAAATATGATTCAAAAATATCTTCTCTCCAAATCCGATAAAAATCCCAATAATATTTTAGAAGATAGCAAAAAACCTATCTTATGGATTCCTATTGAGTACCAATATAATGCTAGAAAATGGATCAGTTTTGGTTCTCGTAGTAGTTATGATTTAAATCAACCATATTTGTATTTAACGGTAAAGAGCATCATTCAGCATTGCAAAGACAGTTTTCATGTATGTTTAGTCGATGATAATTCCTTCACTAAATTAATTCCTGGTTGGAACATAGATATGGGTGCCGTTTCTTATCCTATATCGAATAAATTCCGTGATTTAGCAATGACAAAATTAATCTATTTATATGGTGGCATAATCGTTCCACCTTCCTTTCTTTGCATGAAAAACTTGATTGGTATGTATCAAAGGGGGACAACAGGCAACAAAATGTTTGTATGCGAAACAATTAATAGAACAGTTTCATCTGTAAATCATACCTATTATCCTGACATTAGTTTTATGGGATCAATGAAAGAAAACCCAGTTGTGAAGAGCCTTTTGGAATTCATGGAGAGAACCATTTCAACGGATTTCACTTCTGAATCGATATTTTTAGGTAAATTCGATAAATGGTGTGCTGTAAAAATTCAAAACAATGAAGTTAATTTGATACCTGCTATTGAAATTGGTGTAAAAGACATTAACGATGATCCAATTACCATTGATATTTTGATGTCACAGGGATATATTCAGTTGTATTCGAATACATACGGTATTTTAATTCCTGCATATGAAATATTAAATAGAACAAATTATGAATGGTTCGCTCGTTTATCTCCCGAACAAGTATTGAAATCGGATACCATTATAGGAAAATATATTTTACTAGCAAACGCACCTTACAAAAAAGAATTCACTGTTGAGGGATTCCAAGAGAAGGGATGCAGTGGTGTGACTAATATATCCCATCAAAAAGAATCTTCAACATGGTGGTATGCACCCGCATTAGATGGATATGGAATATATGCTGTGCCTCCATTAGGAGGTGGTCTTGTTGTTGATAGGATATCTAAAAAGAATTTCGCTGATTTTTAGATTGAGTGTTGAGATAGTTTATTATAATATAATTATAACTTTGTGATAGTTATAATTATTTATTTTTATGTTATAAATATAAATATACAAGCGGTTTATTCTTGCAAAGAATTTTGAATATGTTGATTTTTAATAAACAAATTAATTAATAGCGAATTTTCAATATAATAGTTTCCAAATTCAACTAACGCATCAGTAATTCCATTTAAATTACTTCGTTTAACATCCAAATATAAAACTACTCGTTGTTTATTAGTTGGATTATTAACGTAATGAACGAACATATCATCAAATAAAACACCTTTACCTTCTTTCCATTCATATTTTTCACCACCACAAATTATAAAAGGTTTTAAATTATCTTCACTTGGAATAATCACACCTAAGTGATATCTTAAATAACCTTTGTAATAACCTATATGTGGCTTTATTTCAACGTTTGGATCAAGAATACTAAAAAACGCATTATGAATTTGTGGATTATCAATTAATTGTAATGTGTTTGGAAAATCTTCGGACAAATTTTTATCAATAATACCTTTTTTTTTTAAATATAATGTTCTCCAACAATAATCTTTATTTTCATCAATACTATCAATATTACTTAATAATGGGTTGTTATGTCTAAAACATTCTATATGTTTATTTGTATTGTAATTAGTAAATTCTTTTTTTATCGTATAGTAATTATTTTCAAACAATTCATTGGAAGGAAAATGGATATTGATATCTTTAATAAATGGTGGATTATCAATTATTATCATTAATAATATATTTATTAAATTCAAAACAGGAAATACAGGCAAAAATATTAAAATTATAAATATAACGGTTAATAAAACTTTATAAACAACAGTTTTGGTTTGGGTTATATTGATGTATATTAAAACAATAAAAAATACAAGATAGAAAAACCATGATATAAATTGAATTGCTACCTCATAATTAATATACTTTAATATCTCGGATGTTGAATATTGAATATTTATATTCGGAAATAATAAAAAACTAACAACTCTTAATATATTAAATAATGATATTACTAATGATATTATTAATATAATTAATATAGGTTTTGATATTTTATATTTTAAAATTAACATATATATTATTGGCTTATAATATAATTATAATTGATAAAAATTATAAGTTTAACGTTTAATGTTTGTTTTTTTCGAAAATAAAGTTTTATTAACAAACTTGTAAATAAACCTATAATTTAAAATAGAAATAATAAATAATACAAAAAATAATAAAAATAAAAACAAATCAGAAAATGAATATTCTTTATTTAATATTCTAATACATTTAAACGATAAAGTTGTATTTGGTAATAAGTCAAATGGATTGTATGATCTAACAATTTTATTATTAGAATATTTGCTCCAATCCTGAGTAAATACTATTTTAGTATTATTGTATAAATTTAAATTATAAAAATGAACATCAAAATCAGAAAAATAAAATATTTTATTTTCTAAATATTTATTAGCGCCTTTCTTATTAATTATATATGCTGTTGCTAATGTTGTAAAATTTTTATTAAAATTATTACTATATTTAGGAAAAAAATCTAATTTTATTAAATCCCAATTAGATGGAGCATTATTTATTGCGTCATTTATTTCATTCATATAATTAGTATTATTAGGTATTGCATCATCCTCTAAAATTACAGCATAGTCTTTTGAAGAAGTATTTAAAAACGTCTTTATTGCTTTTTGATGACTTAAACAAGAGCCTAAAACAGATTTAGGCACTAAATATCTACTAGTAAAAAATATATCTGTATTATTTTCAAAATTCATTTCTTTTCCATAAACACCCGGTATCCTAATAAATTTATTGGGATATAAATTTTGTTCTATTTCTTTTAATCTATCTACATCTTTATCTAGATTTATAACATAAAAATCAAAATTATTCATATTCACATATAATTAATAAAAATATTATATTTTATATAATAATCATAAAATGATAATAATAATATATAATTATATTATATTATATGAAATATATTATTGCTTTTGTTCATATTATTGTTTTAATATATCAATTATTTTATCCAATTATCTTTAATAATTATTTTTATGATATAGTATACATTTTATTTTTTTATATATTATTACTATCATATATTTTATTTAAAGGTGAATGTATTATATCATTACTTCATAAAATATCAACTAATCACAAATATATAGCTGGTACAAATGTATTTGAATTAAATGATATACAAATTATATTACCGTTTTTTAATGCAAAATTCACATATATAATATTTACTATAATTTCAATATATTTTATGTATATGGTATATAAATTAAATAATCGTACAAAAGCATTACCTAATATAAATACATATATATATTTTATATTTTATATATTTTATACATTCTATTTAAGAAAATTCTTTAATGAAAGATTATTTAATAAATATAAAGTAGAAAATTACATTCAGTTTTTTTATATCTTATCAATTCCTTTCTTATTGTATAGCATATATTTGTTATTACAAAAACTTTGGCGTAGTAAAAATAAAAAAATGTAAAATAAAAATTAACGAAAATATTACCGTGTTATATCTATAGGTCTATACGACATTCTTTCAACATGTATAAATTGGTTACAACAATACATAATGTACCGATTATTTTTTGCATTGTAATTTTATCATTATTTAAAACTACACCATATACATAAGACATAACAATACCAAAATATGTCAATATAGCATAAATGTAAGTATCTACGAGGTTTTATCATACTTTTCTTCCAACATTCCAAACGATTTTTATACATACATTTGAAAAAATGAAACGAATCAATTATAATAAATATAATACTCTATTTCATATAATGATTTATTGTATTTAATTTTCGATGTATAAACTATATTATTTGAATTACATATTTGCCTAACAACTGTCATAAAATTATTATATGTCATTTTTCTATCTAAATATTTTTGTTTTGACGTAAAATAATACGACTTACAAGCATTTAAAAAATCGTTTATTTTTTCTGTAAAAACCCCTTTTTTATATGAAATATTGTTAAATATATAATACTTCTCATTCTTAACGCATAATTCCTCCAACAATCCAAACAATATATCTGAAGGTATTTTCTCTTTAAATATTTGTAATGACATTTTTTAATACAATATATTATGTTTGTATAATATATCATATTATAATAATTTTTGTATTTAATTTTGTATTTGATTTCGAATTTTAATAACAACAATGGTAACTATAAAAACATTATTATTTTTTATAATACTAATAATACTAGTAACAAAATTTAATTCTTTTTATAGAAATATTTATGATGATGTATTTTCAGTATCCGAACAATATATCAAATCATTTACAAAAAACAATTCAATCATATTATATTTATATGTTATCGTTTTATTTTACTTAGCATCCAAAGCATCATTATTTGAATTAGCAAATGGGCATTATGTATCACATATTAAACAAATGTTATCAAGTATTGATAATCAAAATGACAAATATAGCCAACCAAAACCATATATAAACGAATTATCAATTATATCAGTTATAATATTTTCATTAGTAACAAGTATTTCAGGTAGTGGATTAGGAAGTGAGGGTGTAATGATTTATTTATCTATAATATTAATCAACTATTTATATTTTACATGCAAAAAACTGTTTAATCTTGATAATATAAATACAGAATTATTGATATATAGCGGGTTTGCAATCGGTTTTGATGCTACATTTACATCACTCATTTCTACCATAATATTTATATTTGAAAAAATGTTTATATATCATTCTGCTATTTTATATTCATATCATCTCATTGTATTGTTATTGATTATATTATTTATTCATAGTTTATTGAAAAGTAGAATACCAATCTTAAACATAGGAGATATACATTTTAATTACTACAGTATTAGCAATTTATTATATATAGTTATTTTGTCTATCATTATAGGTGTAATATGTTTTATGTTTTTTACATCATTCATGTTTTTATACAATGCTGTTAAACGTAATAAATACAAAGATTTTATGGTTGTTATATTTGGTATAATACTTGCTTTTATGATACAACATTTTGGCTTATTTATTAGCGGTTCAGGAGAAAATGTTATAAACGATGGTTTTAATGCTGTTATTAACAACAATAACTCTGAGAAATTCAACTATAAAAATGTTTTTGGAAAATTAATTAATTGCATCATTTCTTTAGGTTCAGGATTACCTGGTGGTATTATTATTCCATCAATGACAATAGGAACTGGATTAGGATCAGTATATTATAATATAGTAAAGAACGATTATTTTAAATCAATGCAAAATATTATACCTATGACAATGCCAATTGAAAATATAATGTATATTGGAATGGTATCATTTTTAAGTCCTATGTTAGGTGCGCCAATAACAAGTGCTGTAGTAATTAATCAAATATCTAAACAATCGTTTAATACGATACCTATTTCACTAATTTCATCATTCATTAGTTATTATACATATAAAATATTGTATAATTCACAATAATAATATCATGTGATTTTACTCAATATTCTTGTTTTGTGGATGAAACATACTCAATATATTATTTGTAAAAAGAACCAATTCTATTTCTTCTTCGTGAATATTATGGAAAATAGTGATATATTTACATATATATGGAATAATCATGTATTTTTCATATTCATTTATCAGATGAGTAATTTTAATGTATAGAAAAAAATTGTCCAAAATATCCATAATGGAATATCCCTTGTCATAAATAGAATACAATATTTGAATTGCATCGTGTAACTGATTGTTTTTTAAACATACTATATAATCATCAAATGTAATAAAACTTATGTTTGTACACATTTGCATAGCCAAATCCAATGTTATATATTTATTGTATAGTTTGAACTTCTCCATGTAATTAATTAGAATTTTTACAGTATTGTTTGATACATTTAAAACAAATTCTTCTGCATCTTCTGAAATCAATATGTTTTCTGTTTTCTTTATTTTTTCTATTATTTTTATGAGATTTTCACGTTCTAATTGTTTAATTTTTACTATTATAAACCGTGATTGAATGCTTTCTATTACTTTTTGCATATTACAACAAGAAGCAATAAAATGAACATTATGACTATATTTATCGATCGAATTTCTGAATATTTGTTGACATTGTTCATTAATTAGATCCAAATCATCAAATATGACAATCTTCTTTTTGTTTTTTATAATAGACGACGTTTGACAAAATATTTTAACATCGGTTCGATAATAATTTATACCTTGCTCCTTTAAACTATTCAAATACAATACATTATCGTTGTATTGGTTGTAATCGTAGTCTTTATAATATTCTCTTATCAATGAATTTAATATTGCTGTTTTACCCGAACCCATGTCACCAATTAACAATAAATTCAATTTATCTATCTTTATTAGATCATGAAACATTGTCTTCATCGTTTCACTCATCTCAAAATCATCTAAGTAGACAGGTTGGAACTTATTTATAAATAAATTATTATCCATTGTTGTTGGTTTTATATTTAGTTGCTTATAATATTAAACATAAAAATCATTTAAATTTATATATTTAAATATTAATTATATTCAAGAATCTTTCATAAACATAACATACGCTATATATCAAGATGCCACAAGAGAATCATTACGAAACGTTGGGTATCAACGAAAATGCAAGTGAGAGTGAAATAAAACAAGCATTTAGAAAGCTTTCTCTCAAATACCATCCTGATAAGAATCAAGGAAGTAATGAAACCATAGGAATGTTTCATAAAATAAATGAAGCGTATGAAGTTTTGGGTGATTCATCGAAGCGAAAGGAATATGATATGATGAGGAAGAATCCATTCGCCAATATGATGAATGGGATGGGAGGAATGGGAGGAATGGGAGGTCCTGGTTTTGCAACACATCATGAATCATTTGACAACATCGACGAAATTATTAATAAATTTTTTGGAGGACCCATGGGAATGGGTATGGGTATGGGAATGGGTTTCCCAGGTGCTATGCAGATGAATATGGGTCAAGGAATGCCGAATATTCAAATATTTAGAAATGGTGTTCCGATTAATGTAAATCGTTTTCAAAAACCTACACCTATTACCAAAAATGTTACAATCAATATGAATCAGGTTCTGACAGGCGCAAGTATTCCTGTTGATATTGAAAGATGGATTACCGAGAATGAGCATAAAGTATTCGAAAAAGAAACAATATACGTTACTATTGAAAAAGGAATCGATTCTGGAGAGATAATCGTACTAGAAGGTAAAGGAAACATTGTAAATGATCAATGTAAGGGTGATGTTAAAATTTATGTCAATGTTGAAAATAATACTCAATTTCAACGATATGGTATTGATCTCTTATTAGAAAAACCCATTTCACTTAAGGAGGCCCTATGTGGATTCAGTTTTGAAATAAAATATATCAATGATAAAAATTATACCATTAACAACACACCAGGGAATATCATTACACCCAATTATAAAAAGACAATTCCTGGTATGGGGTTGGAGAGAAACGGGAAGAGGGGCAATTTGATAATTCATTTTATTATCGAATTTCCAACTAGTTTATCGATTGATAAAATTAACGAGTTGCGAGACATTTTGTAAATTTTTTATGTGTAAAAATATATAGTATTTATATAGTATATATTTGATGTCATTATATGTAAAGTCTAGTGAACAACAGGATCTCAATCAGTATTATTCTTCTGATACTATCAGTAACAAAAATCACGTCAAACAAAATCACGAAAAACAAAAACATAGTAATAAAAATAGCACAAAAACCACTGATCTAACAAAAGATGGCAAATTGGATGCTGTTAAAATGTCGTTTACTCTTACCTATGTTCTTTTACTAACTACTTCATTAATTACCTTTATTGAATCTATGCGAACACAAAATCCTTTAATTCGACATATTTTCAATTTAGAAACAGCGGTTTCTTTGGTAGGCGGTTATTTTTATTCAGTATTTATCGTTATGATTGATGATTACAAAAAGAGAAACGTGCCATTTGATTGGGACGCAATAACAAAAATTCGTTACTTGGATTGGTCGATTACAACCCCTATCATGTTGTTGAGTTTATGTTTGGTTCTAGCAAAAGAATCCAAAAAAATAATACATTTAACTACTATTTTATTAATTGTATTTTTAAACTATGTCATGTTGTACGTTGGTTATTTAGGTGAAATACGTGTAATAAATAGATCAATTGCATGTATTGGTGGGTTTATTCCTTTTTTCATAATGTTTTATATAATATTTAAAAATTACACGGTAATTGATAAAGGATTTTCGAAATATTATTTGTTCGTTATCTATGTTGTTACATGGTCGTTTTATGGGTTAGTTTATTTATTAAGTGATGAATACAAAAATATAGCAATGAATTTATTAGATTGCTTTTCAAAATGTATTGTTGGAATATTACTATGGGTATATTATACGAATATCATACCAAAATTATAAACGTAGCTATATATGCATTCATGCCTATCTATCTATCTGGATAGTCCATAGAACATGGTTTGTTAGTTAGGGTTCGGGTAGTGTTAGGGTTCGGGCATTTCAATCAATCTTTTTCAATAACCACTTCTTTTGCTATTTTCCTAATTATTTTTGACTTTGTATTCTCTGTTCCATTGCCAATACCCAATGACTCCATAATAAGATGATTGTATTCATCGGATCGTTTTGAATCGGGATTCATACACTCAGGATACTTTTTTTGATATTCAGGCAATAAATTCCGATTTTTATGAGCGATTGCACTAATAACCTGTTTTATTTTCTTTTTATCGGATTCTTCTTTTTCCCACTTATCTTGGTCTTTTACATACATGATTTCTCTCTTTATATCACTACAATGCATTGGACGTTTCTCTACATCCAAGGCTCTCAGGTTTTTTATTATAATATTCGATATTCCTTCTATATAACCTATCTGTCCCATATTCTCCAAATCCGCTAATTGGAGAGAAATATTGTCGATAAACTCGGATATATTCATTGCATCTTTGCATGTTTCATTGAGAAAGAACTGTAAATTGAACGTTTTATTATGACTGTTTGTTTGGTTGGTTTGGTTGGTTTGGTTGGTTTGGTTGGTTTGATTAATTGTATTCGATATAGAAGAATGGCTATTTTGAACTATATTCATCATCATTTTATTTTGCTCTAATAACATGCTTTTGAATTCACTGTTTTCTTTCATTAAATATGTTATGAGCTCCTTATCGTTTAAATCAGCTGTTTGGATATTTAATTTATTATCACAATCATGTCTCTTTTTATGCATATATAAACTTTGTCTTGATTTAAATTCTTTACCACAAATGCATTGATGTAATTTGATGTAATCGATGTAATATTTGTCAACATTTGATGTAAAAATGTCATCATTTGTAAACATTTTGATATGCTTGAGTGACTTTATATGTCTAGACCAATCACCTTTCTTGCTACATATAAAGTCACACTTTTTACACTCAAAATTTTTGGATGTATTTTCATCTTGATTTGTAAACATTTGTATATATATATTGTTTACAAAATTACATCTAAAGCTGAACGAATTCTATAGAGTCTATTTTCAAAAAAAAATATCGTAACGTTTTTGAAATTATTTTTTTTGTATTGTGAGCTTTATCGTCACACCGTGTTTTTTTTATTTTATTTTCAAAACTTTTCTGTAAAATATAAAAATGGACAAAAAAATGTCCAATTTTCTTTTTCCCAAAAAAGTTTTGCGAAATTTATTGTTGTTTTTTTTGATGAGACTGAAAAACGGGAATATAATTCTTATTTTGGTGATGTATACATATATGGTGATAAAAAAACGGTTATATCTTTTATTCTTTTTCAATAACCACCTCTTTTGCAATTTTTCTGATTATCTTCTCTTTGTTTTTCTCTCCATTCCCTGGTACACCACCCATGGTTTCCATGATAATCAAATTGTATTCGTCTGATTTTTTGGAGTCTGATTTCATACATTCTGGGTATTTTTTCTGAAATTCTGGTAATAATCCCAGGTTTTTACTCACGATGCTACTAATGATTTGTTTTATTTTTTGCTTTTCTTCATTCTCCTTTTCCCATGTATCTTCATCTTTTACGTACATTATTTCTCTCTTTATGTCACTACAATGTAGTGGTCGTTTTTCTACATCTAAAGCTCTCAGGTTTTTAATGATTATCTTGGAGATTCCTTCCACAAATCCCAACTTACCAACACTTTCCAAATCTGAAAGCTGGAGAGAAATAGAATCAATAAACTCAGAAATATTCATTGCATCTTTGCATGTTTCATTCAGAAAAAACTGTAAATTAAACGTTTTATTGTGACTATTGGTTTGGTTAGTTTGATTGGTCTGATTGATTGTATTGGATACTAGCGGTTGGATATTTTTACAAACATCGATCATTTGCTTTTGCAATTCCATGTTTTGTTTTTGCAATTCTTGATTACTCTTCACAATATCTAATACTATACTATGTAATTCATGGTATGATATTATTGTGTTATCGTTATCGAGATGAGTGACCACATCATCCATATAAGTATTTTCAAATTTATGTTTCAAAATATTATTATCACATTTTTGTTGATGTTTCCATAATCCTGATACCGTATTGTATTCTTTACCACACGAACATATTTTAGTATTTTTTTGTATTTCTGATTTTCCACTATTTCCATTCATTTTGGAAATATGTTTTGGTCGTGTCACGTGAATATTCCAATCTCTTATGTACTTACATTTATAATTACAATATTCGCAATAAAACCCACAGTCTGACGATTTAGTATTTTTGGTATTTTTATTTTCCATTCTTTTCCTAAATTGGAAATAGAAAAAATACCAATTTTTCAAACGCATAAAAACTTAAAAATTTATCGTAACAAACTGAAAATTATTTTTTTGGTACTGTGACGCTAATTTTCAATTATGGTCACAAAACATGTTTTTCACAAAACTTTTTTTTATTTTTCAATTTTGGACATTTTAAAATGTCCATTTTTCATTTTCCAAAAAACTTTTGCGCATTTTATTACGTTTTTTATCCAACAATAAAAAAACATGTAATATGTAATTTTTATGTAATATTTTTATTTTGTTATTGTATAAGGTAATGTATATGGTAATGTAATTTTAATAATGAATAATCCACCATTGTAATGTTTCTTTGTTATTTATCTCTTCATAACATGGGTAAAATCGATAGTTATTATCATTTAATCCGTATCTTCTATTCAGTCTAATTTCAGCACAAGAGAATATCTTTTTAATTGAACGAATAGTTGCCTCATAATATCCATTATTTTCATTAGGTTTAATAGTATTTGGTCCTCGACCTCCCATACGTTCTTTTAATTCTGTAACGTAATATTTTTTTGCCTCTTTTTGAGTGTCAAACTTTTTAATAATTGGCTCTCTTAGATTTTCACTTTCATCACTAGCAACTGAAAATCCATCATAATCGGCTGGATCATTAAACGTATTTTTACCTGAAAGAATGCCATTTGCAAACTTGGTTGTTTTTGAATTCCATTTGATATTTGTATTTTCAAATTTGCTGTTCCACAGCATTTCATAACGTTCAATAGTGTCTATATTGGTATAGCATATGCTTATTCCATTATTATCGTAGCCAGTATCTCTTCCCACTAATCCTTGAATTATTGCAGAGTCATCTGGATTTTTACTACATCTGTCATAAAGAATACCAATGTGTTGTTTTTTTAACGTTTTAGCACAACGTAACATTTCTTTAATGAATATAAAAGTATGTTTTGACGGTTGTACCGACAATGTTGCATTTATGTCTTCAATATGACTTTCACCATCATATTTTATAAAATTGTTGCTATCAACATCAAAAACATTTTTAAAATTTTCAATAGTAATTTCTTGTTCTATACCATTTTTTGTTCGAATAATATGATACAAAGGTCTATTATAGTTTTCTATGTCATTTTTAATTTCCTCAATATTTTCAAACACTTTTTCATCAATATCATCCGTTTCTTTATTGTAACCACATAAGTCTTTGTATTGTTTTACTCTTCCCATTTGTAATAAATCATAAGAACTAACATACCCTTCGCCTACTTCTGCTAGGATTTTACTTGATGAATCGTTCCATTTCATCAAATCATAAATGGTTCCATCAGGTGTGGCAGTGTATTCTAATATTTTTACATCATTATCATATAATTTTTGTTTATTTAATAATCCGGCACTATCGAATGCTTTGTAAATGGTTTGACCTTTTTTTGCTGCAACTTGAATCTCATCCATAATAATAAGAATATTTTTTTTATCCTTGATTTCGTCAACAAATGTATTTGGTAATTCGCAACGATGATATACCCTAGCTTGTATGCTCTCAGGTGCTCGATCCTTGGTCTGCTTTTTCCATTCACATGATGATAAACCTGTAATTATATAAATATTTTCGATTGGTATTAAATTATTAGTATCTTCTAGATATTTTTTTATAGTAGCCAACATACTGCCAGTTTTTCCAGATTGTGTTTTAGCCACAACCATAATATTGATAATTTTTCTGTTTGTAAATTCAGTAACTACTTTACCTGCTATCATTTCTTGATTTGAAAATATGACAGATTTACCTGTCAGTTTTAGAATTTTCAATTCGTTTAAAATATTTTGTTTGCGCAACTCCATAATATTTTGGTCCAACAAACTGTATTCACAAAGTAGTCTTGTGCAAAGAACAGTGGTCACTAAAAGATTCGATGTTATCCCGAAACTCATTTTATTTCGTAATGTATGTTACTAGATATAAGTGTTGGAATATGTAATAGGTAATAGGTAATAGGTTAAATTATATTTTAATTTTAATTCATGTAAAAATAAAATATTAAAAATCAATTTTTTTTCATAATATGACAAACCACAATCACTTAATTTTTATTGCTATCGCTTATAAATTCTAGCTATAATTATTCAACAACAAAGCAGAAAACGCATTGTATTCGTCTATTGTTTTTTTTGACGCACCAGGCTGACTGGCTTTTTGTTTTGCTAGTAAAAACTGTTGTAAAGTAATATTTGGATACTCATCCGATATTTGCATTTGATATTTGCTAGGATGCTCACCTAATTTCATAACAAATGTACCACATTTTTGTGTTTCAGTGCAAACAGTAGCATGTCTCTTTTTTGCTCGATATACAGAACGATTCATTGCACCTACACCCGCACCAGAAACAAATTTGTTATTAACATTTGCAGGTAATCCAGTAATTATTCCATAAGATGGATTTTTTCTGCAACCACCCGGGCCTTTGTTCTTGTATAAAAATCCATAATCGAAATACCAGAAACTCATTTTATGTAATGTTTATATAATATGTTTATAGAATATGTTTATAGAATAGAATATTATATGTGTATATAATATTTTACAGTAGCGTATAAAATAAACAAATAAAATGTTTATATTTTTGGTCTATCCACAATGGGAGCACAGAGAGAAACAGCACCTTCTTTTTTAATATCATCTAAATACTTTTTTGATGCATTTTCATAAAAATTGTCAATTAGTATATTCTTTTTATTTCCAAAAAGGTTTTTCCTTTTTTTTTCCATATCATGTATAAATTTTTTGTCGTTTGGATTAGCAGGGTTTAAATTGTATTGTTTTAGATATTCACTTGATACTTTGTTTCCTGGTTCTAGAAAAGTTCCTTTACATCCTGGATTGCAAAATAGTTGTGTTTCACTTTTTTTATGTCTCTCTAAATTTTTACTGTTAATAAAAAATTTATAAAAGTCTTCAATATCTTTAAGAGATTTTTTGAGATTAGTTTTATCTTTTATATTTTTTCGTGCTAATTTCACATCTCGATCATAAATTTTTTTCGCTTCAGATATTTTTCTTTTAACACTTGTTGTTAGATAAGTAGATTTGCATTTTTTAACTAAATCAACACCACCCACTCGTTTTTTCATCGTTTTCTTTTTACCATGTCTATTTTTTTTATAAGTTTTATTCATTTATATATATTATATAAATAAATAAATTGTCTGGGATTATGATATGATCTTATCTTATCTTATATTACTATTCAATGATTTACGATATTTTTCTAGTAGGAATTTCTGATGATACTAAATAGATAGAGTTTTCTGTAATAATAATATATTCAGTGTTACTTTTATAAAACTTTGCAATTGGACTGGTATATTCATCTTCACTTTTAACAAGTAATTTCTCTCCAGTTTCTCTTACACCAATAAGAGCCTTTTTGTCTAAACTAGCTGTCCAATAATCTAACATAATTGGTTTATCTTCTACTATTGCTAATTTGGATGCGTGTTTTAATGTTACATCAGAAGGTAATGAATAGTTGGATGCGGTAGCGGATGCGGTAGCGGATGCGGATTTAGTTGCCGAAGTAGTGGCGACGGCCGTAGAATTATTTTGTTCTGACATTGTTTTATATTTATAATTATAAATATAAATAAAAAAACTCTTTAAATTATTATTTGATTTTTATTTATTTTTTTGAACGATTCACGAATTCACGAATTTGACACTAAAATGGTTTTTTTCATGATTTTACGTTTTTTTATTTTTTCATTGTTTTTTTCTGTTACAGAATTAATGTCGTAGTGAAATTTTTGACTTATAACATTAAACTCTTTAACTAGCAAATCTTTTAAAAATTCATAAATAGACATCAATATGTTTTCATCGCATTTTCCTACAATTAGCACACTACCGGTTCTAAAAATCATAAATGAGACTTCACTTACATCTTTGTATAAATCTTTATTTTCCTTTGAAATTTGACTCCCTGTTTGTACTCCAATATCTGGATTGTAATAAAATTTGCATTGTATTCCCGGATAAGAACATGGGTCGTAGATAGATTGAATGTGATATTTTGTATTTAAAACTTCAAATAAAACTTCACGATTTATGTAAAAACCACAGTTGAAATTGGAGTTTATCAACACAGTTTCCGTATTTTTAGTATCACATTCTATTTTTGTATCGTAATAAGGTTGAAGTATATTAACAATCATATTTAATATTGCATTAAACGCGTCATCTGTTTGAATACCCGGAATTTCTAATTTTCCAGTATTAAATAATTTAACATGATATTCTTTAAATGTATCATTCATAAACATCCGCAATATTAAAACAAAGCAATTATAAAATGCACTTTTCTTTTTACGTCGATAAGAAACCAAGTCTTTTTTGGAAATGCCAATGCTAATTTTGCGAATATCTTTAAATTTCACACGTCCATTCGGATTGTTAATATTGGTAATCACTAATTCTTCATAATAATCTTCATGTTGTAAATTTTCCTTCATGGTATTAAACGCCTCTTCTGAGAGTGAATTAAACTTCATTTGTTTTTTAATAACACCGTCACATGGTTGTGAATAAGGAATAATTGGTATTTTCCAAAAAATGGAATACAAGTCGATTTCTACATTCAAATAGGCTATAATTGTTTTTGTTGATATATAGATATCCGTAACTTTATTTGCTATCTCGGTATTATCAGGTTGATCCTCTGTAATTTTATCACCGTATGTATCCGATATGTTATATCCAACATCGTAAGTGTCATTATTGTCGTTGTCACTTTCATAATTTTTATTGGAAGATGTTATAAAATCATTCCATTCATCATCAATTAATTTATTTTGAGGTTGATGGTATGTGGTATGTGAATTTTTTATACTATTATTACGATCACATTGATGATTAAAAGTACGATACATATTCTACGAAATAAAGTAACGGGTGTAATTTTTCTTTATATAATTTTAGTTATATAAGTTGTGAGATAAATACTATTTAAACTAACTCTTTATATGGGTGTTCTTTATATTATATTTATGATAGTATTTGTTGTGTAATATAATATAAAGAATGCAAACGGAATCAATTTTATTGTGAAAAACATATCGAACGTAATTTACAGCATATATAAGAAATATAATAACTATTTTTGCACTCTGGATAATGCAATATATTTTCCATGGAATTTAAAAATGTTGGTGTTACCATATGTATGTTATAACGAATAATATAATTGAGGAAATTTTTCATGATATTTTTTTTATCGGTGTTATATGATACACTTATATCATGAATGTATGTCAAACATTTCGATAAATATTCATTTTCATTGTTCGATACAATAATATCTAATAGGTTTTTATAAACATCATTGTTGATAATATTAAGTTTTACATTTAAGTTTATTATATTTTGATTCGTTTGTATAAAATTAATCATGCTTCGTATATCTGAGTTATATAATTTTTGAATATAGTGTAGATTATCTTCGCTTATTTCTAATTTTTCAATATTGCATATTTGTCTCAATAATAGTATAATTTCGTTTTGAGGTAATTGATTGAATCTCAAACGGATAAACTCGGTTTGAAGTCCTTCATCAATGCGACTAATGTAATTACATATCAAACAAAACCGCACGTTTTTTGTATAACTTTGTAAAAGATTACGCAATGCTTGTTGTGCATTTTTTGTCATGTAATCTACTTCATCTAATATGACAAATTTCATCCCATTATCAAATAGCGGTTTTGAATTTACAAATATATTTATTTGATTGCGAATAATATCAATTCCTCTATCGTCTGATGCATTCAAATGAATCATTAAACCTTTATTTACGTTATTGAGTTTTTTTTGATAAGCATTGACGAGGTTAATAATAGTCGTGGTTTTACCTGTTCCAGGTGGGCCATAAAAAATTAAATTGGGAAAATTCGAAGTTTCTATAATGTTTTTAAGTATGATTTTGTTAATAGGATCTAATACAATATTATCAAAATTACTTGGACGATGTTTTTCTACAAATGGACAAAATTTTTTACTATGTATATCGTTGATAATAGTTATTTCGGACATGTGTGTGGTATACTATGTAAATATGTAATAATGTTTATTTAAGTTGTGAACAAATATATATTTATATTTGTCCGATGTCCACAGTAAAATGTCCGTTATATTACATATAATAAAGAAAAAAAATGAAATAATAAGATTGTTCTATTTACATAAAGAACACAATGTTTGAAACAACTATACATACAACGCCAAAAATGTTTAAAAATGCTTATTTAGAATTAATTATTGGTCCGATGTTTTCGGGAAAGACTTCTTATTTATTGGATGTTTATAAAAAATGCAAATTGTGTAACATACCAATTGTCGTAATAAATCATTCATCTGATAATCGTTATACCGACAATAACAATTTATTATCGACACATGATAAAACAGCGGTGCCTTGCATTTTAACAAAATCGTTAATGGATTTATGGAATTATGATTCACTCGATGAAACGTATAATGATAAATCAGAACATCACATGTTACTTAGAAACACCCATGTCATTTTAATAAACGAAGGGCAATTTTTCGAAGATTTATATCCATGTGTATTGGATATGTTGAGAGAAAAGAAGCAAGTGTATGTTTGTGGTTTAGATGGCGATTTTCAAAGACAAAAATTCGGCTCAATATTGGATTTAATTCCAATGTGTGATAAAGTAACCAAACTGAACTCCCTTTGTGGTATTTGCAAAAATGGCACTCCCGGTATATTTTCAAAACGTATTTCCAATGAAAAGGAACAATTCTTGATAGGGTCAGATAATTATATACCTGTATGTAGAAATTGTTATGATGTACCAGATGAGAAACAATCAGAATAATACAATATATGGTTGACTATGTTGTGATATAATAAATCACTCGAAAAAAATATATATTAAAACGGCTTAAATTATAATTTATAATATAAATTATAATATAATTTATAATGAATTCCACGAGTATTATAACCAGTATTCCAGACTCTAATAACGCGCAGGTTGTTGTACAAAAATCAAAAAGAGGTAGAAAACCCAATTCCTTAAACAAAAAAACATTGGAACAAAACAAGGTAAATATAACTCAGGCTACAACAAAATCCACCACAACAACGTTATCAACGACAAATTCAGACTCTAACCAAAATGATATAGACAAAGATGCTAATCAAACCATAAATACAGAAACAAAACCGCCTCTTAAAAAAAGAGGTAGAAAACCAAAAGGTGGTAAAATAATACACAATGTTGTTATTGATAATTCAAATAAAATAGAAAAACCAAATATTATATTACATCTTAAATGTTTTTTTAAAGATCTGGATAATCAAGTCACAAATAATATTGATAACATTGATTCTTATAAATTTCCGTCTAAAAATAATTTATTGTATGATGTCATTAATGAAGAAGTATCTTCAAACATGGGTCTAGATGATAAACAAAAATCAAATAATAAAATTATACATGTAATTAATTCAATATACAATCCAAATATTGAAACTAATAACGATCTGCAAAATTCATTTAATACTCAACCACCATCTCATGCATCTCTACAATCAAATACACACGATACAAAAGAAATTTATAAAAAACTAAAAGATTTAGAGATGAATTTACATCTAAACAACGTTCAAGACAAAAAATCCGCATGTTTTTGGTGCACATGTGATTTTGATAATCCTCCAATTTATATTCCAAAATATTTTTTAAAAGAATCATATCATGTTTATGGTTGTTTTTGTACTCCTGAATGTGGTGTTGCATATCTAATGAATGAGAGCATTGACAGTTCTACTAAATTTGAACGTTACCATTTAATGAATCATATTTATGCAAAAATATATAATTATACAAAAAATATTAAACCATCGCCTTCACCATTTTACATGTTAGAAAAATATTATGGCAATTTATCTATTAACGAATATAGAGCATTAATCCGTAATGATCGATTGTTTTTGATTGTTGATAAGCCTTTAACACGTATTATGCCTGAATTACACATAGACAATGAAGATTTTATAATTAATAATAAAATTATATCGACCAATAATTTTCAAGTTACAAAAAAATCACATCAAAAAATTAATGTCAACACCAACACGAACAACATCACCAACTCCAAATCATCCATAGTAAATGATACGTTAGGATTTGGATCTAGTTTGTAAATTTAGACGATTGTTATTTTACCTTGTTGTTTTTCTCTATATTCATCCATGGATGTATCTAATTTTATTCTGATTTGTCTATAAATTTCTTGGTTGACCGACTTTACTGGTGCTTTTTTTTCAGTAGGTTTAACACCCATATATTCTTTTATTACGTTAATCGCATTATTATTGTGTTCTTCTAATTTTTGTATGGCTACTTCTTTTGTATAATTTGTTTGACGCAACACAATATCGATATTTTCGTTGTTTTCGTTGTTTTCGTTGTTTTTTGAGTCGTCTTTATCTAAATTATTGGTAAGTGACATAGTTATTGAATCCATTTCTATGATTATACATTAAATTTATTATTTTTTAAAATGTATTAAACGAATTTTACTATAATACCATATAGATTATTATATTAAAGTAAATAATGAGTAGTTATTACAACAATACGTCTACATCTGCACATACTAATGACATTGAAGAGGATCTTAATAATTTATTAAATGAAGTTAATAATAATCTAAACAATGGATTGAAAAAAATAATAAATAATCTATCAAAAAAAATGAATGAATACGATGATACGTTTAACAGTTTAATAGAATTACCTGTATTTAAAAACTATACAGAGAAGTTAAAATTGGAAAATGGTAAATTAAAAAGTGAATTATTAGAATATCAACAAGTAATAAAAAATAAAAATAGAGAATTTGATGCTTTGAATAATGTTGTTGTTAAATTAAAGGATGAAATTGTTCAATTAAAAGCGAATAAATCAAACAACAATACAGAAGAGCATATTTCATTAAAAATAGAAGAGATTGTTTCAGATTCATCTCTACATGATAGATTGATATATACCAAAATTATAGATGTGGAAGAAGCAGAAGAAACAGAAGAGGTGGAAGAAGCAGAAGAAACAGAAGAAGTGGAAGAAGAGGTGGAAGAAGTGGAAGAAGAGGAAGAAGTGGAAGAGGTGGAAGAAGCGGAAGAAGCGGAAGAAGTGGAAGAAGTGGAAGAGGTGGAAGAAGCGGAAGAGGTGGAAGAAGCGGAAGAAGAGGAAGAAGAGGAAGAAGTGGAAGAAGAGGAAGAAGTGGAAGAAGCGGAAGAAGCAGAAGAAGCAGATAATGAGGAAGAAGAGGAAGAAGTGGAAGAAGAGGAAGAAGAAGTGGAAGAACAGGCAGACGCGGAGGAAGAAGTAGTGTATGAAATTGAAATAAAAGGTGTCTTATATTTCACAAATGACGAAGAAAATGGTGAAATTTATAAAATAGATGCTGATGGTGATCCAGGTGATGTTGTAGGTAATTTTAAAAATGGTAAGGCAAAATTCATATAAATAAAAACTTGACCACCAAAAAATAGTATTTGTATATTATATAGTAATATACAAACAAATGGAACGATTATGTACACCTGCTATTATATATGTTGTATTTTCAGTTGTTCAGATAATTATTGACTTATATACTGGATTAATAAACACCGCGGTAGTCAAATTTTTTATTATGATAATAATGACTATTTTATTGAATGTATTATGTCAGCGTGATTTAGCAATTATATCATGGATCATTGTTTTTATCCCCTTCATTATGATGACTTTTATAGTAAGTTTAATTTTATATATTTTTGGTTTAAGTAAAGCAACTGGTAGCGCTACATACAGTGAAACCAATAATAGTAAAAAAGCGGAATTTACTGCTCCAGCAAATGTTTATTCACCACAAACACCCTATAATCCACAGCCATCTATTTACCCTCCTGCAATGGGATATCCACCCGCAAATACATATAAACCTCCTGCAAGAAATAAACATGTAGACACATCTAGAACCCACACCCACCAACAATCAACATCACATGGATATAATTACATGAATGTATCAAAATTTTATCCTTATCCAACGAATATGTGAACCAATATGTAACCCTATTACCCAGTATATTCTTCTTCTTCTAATTCACCCATATCAGATTCTTTATATGCAAATTGTGAAAATATATTACTATTTCTATTACTATTACTTGTAGCGTTTGCATTGTTTTCAGATTTATCTATCTTGCTCAAATCAATTTTTGGAATACTCTTGTAAAAATGGATTACTTTTGGATTCGGCTTTATTTTGTTTGGATTAAAATCGGATAAATATAACCCGTTCAGCGATTTAATTCGAGAGAGCGCCACATATGTTTGTCCGTATTCAAATATGGAATTACCAATATCAATTTCTGCCATATCTAATGTAGCACCTTGTATTTTATGTATTG